GAGGAAGGTAAAGCAGCTGTAGATTGTTATACATGTGGCGACTGTAATCCTAAAATTGGATGTGATATTATCACACATCAACCTAATCCTTCAAAATATGAACTTACTTATATACAAAGATAAATAATAATACCTGGATGTCTGCAAACTTCAGGAGGAGGGTGAAAGTCCCTCCTTTTTAATATAAATAATAATGCAGACATCTAGAGTAGAAATGAACTATCTAAAGGTTTATTGTAACCTCATTAGGAAAGCAGAGAAAAGAGGTTATACTAAAAAGAAAGCAAAAGAACAGGGATTGTATGTAGAGGGACATCATACGTTTCCAAAGAGCATTTATGGAAAGAATAGAAGAATCGTATATCTAACTGCGAGAGAACATTATATTGCTCATACACTTTTAGAAAAAATATGCATTAGAAGATATGGGTTAAATCATTGGAAAACTAAAAAAATGATAAAAGCACATATTAATATGATTAGTGTTAATGGTAAGATGAGAAACTATAATAACTCCATTTTATATGAAAAGTGTAGAATAAGATTTTCTCAACAAATGAGTGGTTCTGGAAACCATATGTATGGAAGAAAACAGAGCGAAGATTTAATAAAGTATTTAAGAAATAGAAATTTTTCAGAAGAAACAAAAACAAAAATGAGTATAAAAAGAAAACAAAGAATAACTAAACAATCAACTAAACAATTAACGTCAAAATCTTGCGAAAAATATATCTATAAAGTAATATCTCCAACAAATGAAGAATTTATTATTACAAATGTAAGAAAATTTTGTAGAGAAAATAATTTGGATTGTTCATCTATGGTAAAAGTTTCTAAAGGAAAACTTAAAAAGTATAAGGGATGGTTTATAGAAAAAGTGGGAATAGTTAAGAAGTAGTAAAATAGTATAAAATATTACAAACTTACTTGACTAAATTATAATAGAAGTTTATAATACTTCTACGTTCATCTCATTAAATGAGACGCAAGTAGGACGACGCGGAACGCAATTCGTTCATTCTCTATTTGCAAATAGAGAACGGAAACGCCGCCCAAAGGAACGGGAATTAAAAAATCTCATTCTGGGGGAAAATTAAAATGAGCCGTGTAGTATATCGTGGTGTTGAATATGATACGGAAAAGCGTATCGCATATCAACAGCAAATGATGCAACAACCTCAACAATACAACGAAACCTATCGTGGTGTTAAGTTTGTAAAGGAGGGACACAAATGAACACTTACTTCGTTCGATATCTTAAGAAAAAAGCAAAGAAGGAAAAACTTCTTAAAGATGCACAACTGAATATGGCAAAGCAACCCCAAGTTGCTTGATAATTGAGAGAGGGACTTGACTCCCTCTCTTTTTTTACCTATAATTACTGTAGTTTATAATTTTACTAATGTCTTCGAAAATTGGTATTAAAGTAAAAGATTTGCAAGAAAAGTATCCACATTTTGAAACTGAATTTCTTAAGATGTGGAGAAATATTATTAAAGAAGCTTTAGCAGGACAAGTGGCTAGATATTCCGCAAGTAAAAGTTTGAGAGGTATTAAAAATATTGTAAAAAGGCATTGGCCATATTTTACTGAAGATGAGGCAACAAAAGTTGTTGATATGATTTCTTCCAGGTTCAATAATCATAAACTTCTTCCAGATTGGGACGGATATCGAAACAAACTTCCTAATATTTTTCCAGAATCTGTAATTGGTCAGTTGGTTTTTTCGGAAAATAAAGATGGAACTTCGAGTATTATTGGAACTATTCCAGAACCATCATCAGATAATGTATGTGTAATTATTATTCAAGGTGCAAAAATGAACGCACAGTTTACAGATGTTCCTCAAGATACTGCATATTCAATCTTGTCCGAACTTTCAAAATCACTAGCATAATATAAATTCAGAGAGGGACTTGACTCCCTCTCTTTTTTTATGTATAATTACCTTTGTGAGGGTTAATCATGATGGATAAAGAAAAGCTTAAGTTAATCATCAGAAACCTTGAGTCCCTTGTGGATTGTCTAAAATCAGAAGTGTATTCTGATGAGAATTCATATAAACCACAATATGAAGAGGTTGCTCCTTATATTGGTGATTATGATGAAGTGTTTTATGAAGAAGATGATTTCGATGATGATTTATTTAAGATCATAAAAGCAAATAAAAATTTTAAAATTTCAGGTAACAATAGTGGAGATGAATCGTGAAGGAAATGTTTGAAGAATTTGAATTCATGAAACCAGAAGTTAAACTAGTGTCTGTTACACCAGATGCAGAGAAGCATATGGCGTATTGTGCCCGTGTTTCTAATCCAAAGAATCAAGACAATGAAAGTTTTGATGGATTGCTTAAGTACTGCATTAAACATCAACACTGGAGTATCTTCGAACAAGCTTCGATGACTGTAGAAATCAATACGACAAGAGGTATTGCAGCTCAGATTTTGCGTCATAGGTCATTCACTTTTCAGGAGTTTTCTCAACGGTATGCTGATACTAATCTTCTGAATCAAACCATTCCTCTTCCCGAACTTCGTCGTCAAGATACAAAGAATCGTCAGAATAGTATTGATGATATTCCAGACTATTTAAAACTTACTTTGCTAGAAGATATTAGAATGCATTTCGAGCACTCTCAGCGCCTCTACAACCGTCTTCTAGACAAGGGTGTAGCAAAGGAGTGTGCGAGGTTTGTATTGCCCTTAGCGACGCCCACACGCCTCTATATGACTGGTTCTGTAAGGTCATGGATCCATTATATTGATCTTCGTTCGGCTCATGGGACACAGAAGGAACATATGGAAATTGCAGAAGCAGTACGATGTATTTTTACTTGCAAATTCCCAGCAGTCTCTACTGCTCTTGGTTGGACTCGTGATAATTGTGATGATTGTGAAAATATTCAACCATCAGTTCGCATAGACTAAATATTCTCATATAAAATGGAGGAGTAAAATTGGCAACGTATCCAGTTATTCACAAAGAAACAGGTGAACAAAAAGAAATTATAATGAGCGTTCATGACTGGGATCAATGGAAAAAAGATAATCCAGAATGGGATAGGGATTGGTCGGATCCTTCCACTTGCCCTTCCTCAGGTGAAGTTGGCGAAGTCTATGATAGACTTAAAAAATCACACCCAGGATGGAACGATATCTTGCATAAAGCTTCAAAGGTTCCAGGATCAAAAGTAAAACCAGTTTAAATTTTTATATGGCAAGAAGAAAAAGAGTAGACGATCAACCAATTGGTGTTGGAATGACTGCGAAACAAATGAAACGCAAGAAACCAATTGGTCTTGATTTGATGAGAGAGATTGAACCTCTTACAGAAAATCAAAAACTTTTATATGAAGCATATGATAAAGGACAAAATATTGTTGCTTATGGATGTGCTGGTACTGGTAAAACTTTTATTACACTCTATAATGCACTTCAAGATGTTTTAGATGAAAGAAGTCCTTACGAAAAAATTTACATTGTAAGGTCTCTTGTTGCTACTCGCGAGATTGGTTTTCTTCCTGGAGACCATGAAGACAAATCTTCACTTTATCAGATTCCTTATAAGAACATGGTAAAGTACATGTTCTCAATGCCAACAGATGCAGATTTCGAAATGCTCTATGGGAACCTCAAAACTCAAGGAACTATTAGTTTTTGGTCTACTTCTTTTATTCGCGGAACTACTCTGGATAATGCAATTGTGATTGTCGATGAATTTCAAAATCTTTCCGGACATGAGTTAGATTCTATTATTACTCGTGTTGGTGAAAATAGTAAAATCATGTTCTGTGGCGATGCTACTCAAAGTGACTTGATGAAAACTAATGAAAGAAATGGTATTGTTGATTTTATGAAAATATTGAGAATAATGCCATCATTTGATATTATTGAATTCAATATTGAAGATGTTTGTCGCAGTGGATTAGTTAAAGAGTATTTGATTGCTAAAAATCAATTAGGAATGTGATTTTATATCATAAAAGTTCCAGTTTATATAAATAACTATAACTTTTATGAACTATAGATGTATAAAATTTATTTGATTACTAATCTTTTGAATAATAAAAAATATGTTGGAATGACGAAATTTTCTCTTGAAGAAAGATTTTTACAACATTCTAAAAAAGGATTTCTTTTAACAGAAGCAATTAGAAAATATGGAGAACAAAAGTTTTCAATAGAATTAATTGAAGATGTTGAAAGTGCCGAAAGAGCATATGAACTTGAAATATTTTATATTAAAGAGTATAATACAAAGGCACCTAATGGATATAATTTGACTGATGGTGGTGACGGAATTTTTGGTTGGCAACCTACAGATGAATATAGACAAGAGTGTTCTGAAAGAGTAAAACAACTTCATAAAAATCAAAAAATTGGAATGTATGGAAAAACCCATACAGAAGAAACAAAACAAAAAATGAGTAAGTCTTTAAAAGGAAACCAAAATTGTTTAGGAAGAGTTTTATCCGAAGAAACAAAATCTAAAATTTCATTATCACATAAAGGTAAAATTTTAAGTGATAAAACTAAAAAGAAAATAAGTGAAAATCATTATAATGTATCTGGAGAAAATAATCCTATGTATGGAAAAAAACATTCTCCAGAGACAATTGAAAAAATTCGTCAAAAAGCATTAGAAAGAAAAAAGAAATGACATTTATTCATCATAATTTTTTAGGTGAACTTGAACTTGAAAAAAAAGAAACAAACGGCATTCGCTTGTACCATCTTCCGGACGGTCAGTGGGTGCCTTCTATTACTTCGGTCACTTCATTCTATAATCGACAAATTTTTATTGATTGGCGAAAGCGTATTGGACTTAAAGAAGCAAACCGCATTACTAAAAAGGCAACAGCAAGAGGAACAGATTTTCACCAAGTTTGTCAAGATTACCTTGAGAACAAATCACTTGTCTGGGATGATTATCAAATCCTAACAAAACACATGTTTCATCATGCAAAACCCTATCTTGATAAGATAAATAATATTCACGCAATTGAAAGAACTCTCTATTCAGAATATCTTGGACTTGCTGGACGAGTTGATTGTATTGCTGAATATGAAGGAGAGTTAGCAGTCATCGACTTTAAGACTTCGGATAAAATTAAACCAGAGAAGTGGATTGAAAACTACTTCGTCCAGGAAACATTTTACGCTGCTGCATATTATGAACTTACAGGGCAAGTAGTTAAAAAATTGATTACTTTGATGGTAACTCCCGGTGGAGAAGTCAAGGTGTTTGACAAAAGAAACAAAGGGGATTATATTAAACTACTAGTTCGTTATATTAAAGAATTTGTACATCACAATACTGGGCCAAATGGAGAATGAATTAGAAAAAGTACTAGAAAATAAGTTCTTCTGTCCGTCACGATTCGCTCAAGAGATTGAGAACCTCGTTCAAGTGAATGTTGAAATGAATTATATTGATGCAATTATTCACTTTTGTGAGCAAAATAGCATTGATTTAGAGTCCGTTCCTAAACTTATTTCAAAACCACTTAAAGAAAAGATTAAGTACGAAGCAATGGAACTTAATTTTCTCAAGAAGACTTCTAGAGCAAAATTGGTTTTTTAATTCATTTTGAGGAAGAAAATTTTTCCGGCAAAAATCCTTTATATTACTTTTTTGAATGATGCCTTTTGATGCCTATAAATGTTATTTGTCTCTGAAAAACCACTTTACTAAAGATACCTACGACTATTTTAAGTACTGTGGCAAAAGTCGGGCAACAGTTCAGTCCTTCTACAAACGGAAGGATAGGATGTGGTTTGAGAAGATTTCTAGACAAAAATCTGATCAAGAAGTTGTAGACTTTTTTGTTGCAAACTTTGTATCTTGTCCTGATCCAGAAACACTTTGGATTGGTGAAATGATCAAAGATGGTGAAGGTAGATATCAACAATGGCAAAAGAAAATTCAGTCATTATCTTATTTTTTTAAAGAAGAAAGTCAATCATTATTCGGTGAAAATAAATTTCAAGATGTATTTAAATGTTCAAAGGGACATCCTGTTCTTTTAAAAAAACATCTAAGTGGGCAGGTGTCTCTTGAAACAATGGTTCTTTTGGATAAAGTCTTTGCTTATTCAAAGAATTTTGATAAAAAACTTCAAGATCCAGTGTGGGAAACCGTCAGTCGTAGAGTTAAAAAATATAATCCATTTCTAAATATTGATGTACTTGGTTATCGTAAAATTTTGAAAGAGATAATTTTGGAGGATCAATGAGTTTCTTTAGTTCAGAGGTTGTCCGCGCTGAGATGACTGAAATTACAGAACTTCAAGAACAAATCTATGGAAATATTTTTAAGTTTCCTACGATGAGTAAAGAAGAAAAACTTGATCATGTTGAAGTTCTTGAAAAACTCTTAGATAAACAAAAAGTTCTCTATACAAGAATGAGTTTATCTGATGATCCTGAAGCAAGAGAAATGAAAGAACGAATTGTTAGTTCTGCAATTATGATGGGTATGCCTCCTGGCACTGATATGAACATCATTCTCAATAATATGTCAAGAATGCTTGAAGTTATGAAAGAGCAGATTGACAAAACTGGTTCTGACCTGTAGAATAACGAAGTACACAAAAGCCAAATCCTACTAATACGGAGAAATCTAATGTCATTCGAAAATCTTAAAAAGCAATCCAAACTGGGTTCTCTCACTTCTAAACTAGTAAAAGAAGTTGAAAAAATGAGTACCTCAACTTCTGGTGCTGATGAGCGTCTCTGGAAACCTGAAATGGATAAAACTGGTAACGGTTTTGCAGTTATCCGTTTCCTTCCTGCTCCAGAAGGTGAAGAACTTCCCTGGGCAAAAATGTATTCCCACGCTTTCCAAGGTCCTGGTGGTTGGTATATTGAAAACTCTCTGACTACTGTTGGTCAGAAGGATCCTCTTGGAGAACACAATCGTGAACTGTGGAATAGTGGTTCCGAAACAAATAAAGAAATTGTTCGTAAGCAAAAGCGTAAACTTTCTTATTACAGTAATGTTTATGTTGTAAAAGATCCTGCAAATCCTCAAAACGAAGGTAAGGTCTTTCTCTTTAAGTACGGCAAAAAGATCTTTGATAAGATTATGGAAGCAATGCAACCTGAGTTTGAGGATGAAACACCTATCAATCCTTTTGATTTCTGGCAGGGTGCTAATTTCAAAATCAAAATCGTTAAGAAAGACGGTTACTGGAATTACGACAAGTCAGAATTTGGTTCTGTTGAACCACTATTGGATGATGATGATGCTCTGGAATCCCTCTGGAAGAAAGAGTATTCTTTAACTGCTATTACTGCTCCAGATCAATTCAAGTCCTATGAAGAACTTGAGCGTCGCATGAATATGGTTCTTGGTCTTAAGAATTCTTCTCCTGCTCGTTCTCGTGCAGTTGTCGAGCAAGAAGATGATCTTGAAGAGTTTGCTCAAACTCCCACACATCAAGATCGTGTAGTGGAAGAACTTGAGCAATCTTATGCTCGTTCTAAGTCTCCTTCACTTCCTAAAATCACTCAAGATGATGAAGATGAAGATGATGCTCTTTCATACTTTCAAAAACTAGCAGAAGATTGATTACTGATATAATCTAATATTATCACCTTTCTTCAGGGTTTTGCTCATATATTGAGTAGAACCCTGTTTATATGTCATAATTTTTTCTAAATCATTAAATACTATGTTTAGATAATTTGGTTTGAGTATAAAAATATTTCTCTTTTCGTTTTCTATCTTATCTTCATATTCATAATTTGTAATTGGAGTTAACATTTGTGTAGATGGTAAAAGTATATAGTAACCAAGTTTATCATCATAGTATTCATAATAATATGCATTTCCAACCCCAATATTACCTTCAATAGTAAATAAAACTTCTTCTTTTTGGGATGTGCTTAATGTAGGATTTGCAATGGAAGGTATATTTTGTAATTCATAAGTAAATGAAACTGCAATATCATCAAAAGGTGCGACAACAGAAGTAACTACAAATTTTCCATTAAAAATATTTTCTGTTACATTATTGATTGTTACTTGAGAACCAACTGATAGACCTTTAATACCATTGTTCATAGTAACTGTAACTGTTTTTGACGAAACTCCTCCACTACCTGCAAAGATTTGGTTAATTATGGTTTTAGAAACTTGAATATAGTTTCCATTAGTTCTCCATGTATTTGGAGTTTTTAATCCACCACGAAGAATAGTGGTTCCATTTGAATTTTTAATCTCTACAGTTTCATAATGATGAATTCCTGAATATAAATTTTCATAAGATCCATATTTTTCTAAAAGAACTTTATCAAAAGAAGATTGAGGAATCGGCCATTCTGATTGGATGTTTAAAATATTATTTGAAAGAAGAATTATCCAATCAAGACTTTCATCTCCATAAAACTTGTATGCAACATTGTCTGGTCTTTCATCTCCAATAATTGAATATTTTGTAAAGAAATTTAAATTTCCAAAAATATCTTCGCGAAGTTTTCCACGCTTGAATAAATTTTTAACTGATATATAATCAGAGATTGCTTTATTTTCCGCAGTTCTGCTTACATATTCAAAATCTGGTACTTGTCTGAAATATGGCTTTGTCATTTTTAGTAACCTATTCCTGCGCTATCGTTTGTTTTATCGATTGTTTCAGCATCTAATTTTTGATACTCATCTTCATAAATTGGTTCCAGTTCGTTGAATGTAAGAGAAAGAGTATATGAAACCATACTTCCATCAGAGTTTTCGAATGTCATATATGACCCTGTTGGTGTATAATCAACACCAACACTTATCAATGCACATGTTTTTATCCTATTTAATGACTTTGATGAATCTTTACCACGGTACAAATATTCCAAATTAAAAACATTAGGTGATTTAAGAAACAAATTAGTTGTTGATCTTTGAACTGCACTTCCTTGTTTAAAGAATCTTATGATTTTTCTTACCTCATCTGCTTCTTCTTTATACCTTGGAGACATTTTAAAGTTAAATGTAAATTGTCTAAGTTGTGGACCCATGAATAGAAGTTCAAGATTATTATTGAACATTGCACCGCTGATACGAGTTAATAATCCTTTTGTACTCGCAGCTTCTTGAGCTAATATAGATTCTATTGCATTTGCAAGACCTGCTTCTTGTTTGAATGTTGTGGTAAGTTTATTTGCAATTCCAGAAACACTTCCGGTATCAATAATTTCTAATGTAGATCCGGCAGCAGCAGATGCAAGCATTCCCATGGTTTCTCCACTCCAATTAACATAATTATAATCATTGATGCCTGGTTGAATGGACATTACAACTGTACCTTTTATTTCTTTTTCTTTTTCTGTCTCTTTAAATTTTCTTTCACTTAAACCAAGAGTTTGTGTATCAAATGATCTTGTTCCATAACGAATCATTGTAAATTTTATAACATCTGAGTCCGTGGTTTGAATATCTTTTGGATAATATAGAGGTCCATAGTTTTCTCTTGAAGGTCTACCAGGAATTCCCTCTGCTACTTTGTTTACATTTTCTTGTGTTAATGGTTTTGATGATTCTGAAGTTCCTCCAGAACCCGCATTTGGATCTGGAGGAGCAGTATTTACTACCCTTGGCATA